GGTTCGGCGTTCTGATGATTCCAACTTTGCTTGCTGCTACAACTTGTTTCATCATCGCATTCATCGGTGCTCCCCCTGTGGACATTGATGGTATCCGTGAACCAGTCGCTGGTTCTCTCATGTATGGTAACAACATCATCTCTGGTGCTGTAATTCCTTCGTCCAATGCTATTGGACTTCACTTTTACCCCATCTGGGAAGCTGCTTCCCTAGATGAGTGGCTCTACAACGGTGGTCCTTTCCAACTGGTTGTTTTCCACTTCCTGATTGGTATCTATGCCTATATGGGTCGTGAGTGGGAACTCTCCTACCGCCTGGGTATGCGTCCTTGGATCTGTGTTGCTTATAGCGCACCTGTTGCTGCTGCTTCTGCAGTATTCCTGGTCTATCCTTTCGGTCAAGGTTCTTTCTCTGATGCGATGCCTCTGGGTATCTCTGGTACGTTCAACTACATGCTTGTGTTCCAGGCAGAGCACAACATCCTGATGCACCCCTTCCATATGCTTGGAGTTGCTGGTGTCTTCGGTGGTTCTCTGTTCAGTGCTATGCACGGTTCTCTGGTTACTTCCTCACTGGTTCGTGAAACCACCGAGTCTGAGTCACAGAACTATGGTTACAAGTTTGGTCAAGAAGAAGAGACCTACAACATTGTTGCTGCTCATGGATACTTCGGTCGTCTGATCTTCCAGTATGCATCGTTCAACAACTCCCGTTCGCTGCACTTCTTCCTTGCTGCTTGGCCCGTTGTAGGTATTTGGTTCACCGCTCTTGGTGTTTCCACGATGGCATTCAACCTGAATGGTTTCAACTTCAACCAGTCTATCGTTGATAGCCAGGGTAAGGTAATTAACACCTGGGCTGATGTTCTCAACCGTGCTGGTCTGGGCATGGAAGTGATGCACGAGCGCAATGCTCACAACTTCCCTCTCGACCTTGCTACTGCTGAGAACACGCCTGTTGCTCTCACCGCACCTGCAATCGGTTGATATCACAACCAATGTTCTCTGGGGTCTTCGGACCCCTATTTTTTCCTTTCAAATGTAAAGTTTTATTATGGACCACACAATCGTTGAAATCTTAATTGGTTATGTTGTTGCGGGAGCACTCATCATCGGAGCACCAGCAGTATTCTTCATCATTGCTTTTATGCCAGCACTGATGAATACCAAAGGCGCTGTTGTTGGTTATAAGACTCACCGCGATTATGGTGACACTTCAATCTACGCAAAGGTAAAATAAACTATGGTTTCATCTACACTTTCACGACCAATTCAACAAAGGGGGTGGTTCGATGTTCTCGATGACTGGCTTAAGCGTGATCGGTTTGTTTTTGTCGGTTGGTCTGGCTTACTTTTATTTCCGACAGCTTATCTTGCTCTTGGCGGGTGGCTTACAGGAACCACCTTTGCTACCAGTTGGTACACCCACGGCATTGCGAGTTCATATCTTGAGGGGTGTAACTTTCTTACTGCTGCTGTATCTACTCCTGCTGATGCTCTCGGACATTCTCTTCTACTCCTATGGGGTCCTGAAGCTCAGGGAGATTTCGTCCGCTGGATCCAACTTGGGGGACTCTGGACTTTTGTGGCGCTCCACGGGGCTTTCAGCTTAATCGGATTTATGCTTCGTCAGTTTGAGATTGCTCGTCTGGTAGGCATCCGTCCATATAATGCAATCGCATTCTCTGGTCCTATCGCAGTATTTGTCAGCGTGTTCCTGATGTATCCACTGGGTCAATCCAGTTGGTTCTTTGCTCCATCATTTGGTGTTGCAGCGATCTTCAGGTTCCTTCTATTCCTACAAGGTTTCCACAACTGGACCCTCAACCCCTTCCACATGATGGGAGTTGCTGGTATACTGGGAGGAGCACTGCTCTGTGCCATTCATGGTGCAACAGTTGAAAACACTCTATTTGAAGATAGTGATCAAGCAAATACATTCAAAGCATTTGAACCTACGCAGGAAGAAGAAACTTATTCGATGGTTACTGCGAACAGATTCTGGTCACAGATATTTGGTATTGCTTTTAGTAACAAGCGTTGGCTTCATTTCTTCATGCTATTTGTTCCTGTCATGGGTCTGTGGACTTCCAGTATTGGTATCATTGGTCTTGCCCTTAATCTTCGTGCTTACGACTTTGTAAGTCAGGAGATTCGTGCTGCGGAGGATCCTGAATTTGAGACTTTCTATACAAAGAATATCTTGCTTAATGAAGGTCTTCGTGCTTGGATGGCACCCGTTGATCAACCTCATGAAAACTTTGTATTCCCTGAAGAAGTTCTACCTCGTGGAAATGCATTGTGATAAATCTAAATAAATGATAAACTAAAGAGGGTCTCTGACCCTCTTTTTATTTTTAGGAAAATGAAACGTAGTATTCTACTCGTGCTTTTACTTCTATCATTTGTTCCATTAAAGTCTCAAGATAAGACTTTAAGCAACTATGGTGTGAAGGATAGAACAATCACACCAACACTCATCAGCAATACAGTTTCTAATATTCCTCTCACACAAGAGATGACTTATAAGAAACTGGAAACTCTAGTGCCTTATATTAAGAAAGCAAGTCAGAAGTTTAATATTCCAGAGAACGTGATTGCCGCAGTGCTTTATGAAGAGATACTTCATCGCAAACCAGTGGATGTCAAAACGTTTGGTGTTGCTCAATTGGGTATCAATGAACTGGTCAAACAAGGACTTCCACCAAAGCAACAACTGCTAGAAGATGACGAAGTATCTGTATGGTTACTCGCCAGCAAACTTCGTCGCTTACAGAATGAAACAGGATCACTAAAGTCTGCAATCATTCTTCATAACGGATACTATGATTATTATGACTCAGTGAGAAAGAGTGCAAAGAATTCAAAAATACTTTCTCTACTTGCAAAAAGTCAACGCTATAAAAGTTTAATCGTATAAATGATATCTTCAACAACTCCATATAAACTCGCAGAAATTATAAGAGATACTTGGCCCAACCTTTACAGACCAATGAAGGTGTCCTATAATACTCAAAAGACTTCAAAAAATGAAAAAGTATAACGAAGAATATTTTTCAGTTATTGAAACCAAGACTGGAAGAAAGATTGTTGATTGTGGTGAAGAAGCAGACGCTTTAGAGATGGTTTCTTTTGATCCACAAAACCGAACGATTACAAGAAACAAGATTTTGATGAGTCCTGTAATTGATGTTGAGGTTCCAAAAGCACTTCCAACAAGTAATGTAGTAAGTAGTAAATGGGATGATCCAATTTTAGATGATGTTGATCCTTGGAACTTAAGAGGAAGACAACCAATGCAACCAGTTAAAAAACAATTACCAGAAGATCAAAGAATTCCACTTAACGCTAAATAACTTTCAGTTTATCAAAAAGTATGAAATTTACAGTTTATTCAAAAGACGGTTGTCCATATTGCACAAAAGTTCAACAGGTGCTAGAGTTAGTACAACTCCAACATGTTGTCTATAAACTGGATAGAGATTTCACTCGTGAAGAATTCTATGCAGAGTTTGGACAAGGATCTACTTTTCCACAAGTAATTGTGGATGATAAACACATTGGTGGATGCACCGATACGGTTCAATATCTCAAGGAGCAAAATCTGGTTTAATGGAAAGTAATTTTCACGAAGTCTATGGTGACGTGGAGAAAGCAATCGATTATGCTTTCAAAGGACAATTTGTTTTGAAGTTTTATGATTATTTAAAAGTTCGTGGAACAAGAAGACACGAAGTTGAAGAGTTTATTGAAAGCTCAACAGCAAATGAAATTAGCAATCTTGTAACTGATCTTGATGAGTATCTTGAAGGTGGATCTGACAATGTTCATAAACAATTGCGTGAAGGTTATGGACATATTCCAAAACCAGAAGCAAGAAAAATTAGAAATTATTTGTATGGCATCCTAGAAGATGCTTGGAAATATAATCATGATAGGAGACCAGGACGCCGAAAAAAGCAAACTAAATAAAAATGAACCCCAGATCAATCGGGGCGTTGAATTATTACTTAGGAATAGGAGGAAGAGAGCATCAGAACCAAAAACTTTTCAAGTGAAGTTTGGTAAAATGATCTCTCTCTTCCGAAGAGAGTTTCATTTTTATATTGAATTTCACTTTGATATTAAAAGAAAGTAAACTCTCCGGAGAAAGAACATGGAATCAGCAACTCCCTATATTTTATTTTTCTGTGCCATAGGAATCATTGGTTCTTTTGCGATTGGTTTCATGATTGGATGGTTTGGAAACGATATTTTTTATGCGTTTCTAAATAAACAAAAACAATCTCCATTACATCCAGAAATGTTTGATGAAAATGGAAACATGATTCCGGATGAAATTTTAGCTGTACGATTTGAGAACGAAAATTATGACGACTACGAAAGTGAAGAGGACGACTGATCAACCAACTGAATCTCTTCCAATTAATCCATTTATTTTTGAGATTTTAGAACTTACATCGAAGCAAAGATCCAATGCCAAGAAAGTTGAAGTTTTAAAAACTTATGAGAATGATGCATTAAAGACAATTTTTATTTGGAACTTTGATGAAACTGTGATTTCTTTACTTCCTGAGGGACCTGTTCCTTATGGTGATGTAAAAGATCAGAATGTTTATTCTGGAAATCTTTCAGACAATCTTTCAAGAGAAGCAAGAGGTGGAGAGTCTGCAACTCAGCAAGATCTTCAAGGAAGAGGACGCACTTCTCTTCGTAGAGAGTATCGAAATCTTTATCATTTTGTAAAAGGTGGTAATGATAGTCTTTCTACAATTCGTAGAGAGATGATGTTTATCAATATTCTTGAAGGACTTCATCCAAAGGAAGCAGAACTGTTGTGTCTGGTAAAGGATAAGCATCTAACAACAAAGTATAAAATTTCATTTGAAAATGTAAAAGAAGCATATCCAGACATTCGATGGGGTGGTCGTTCATGACCGCAGTTAAGGAGAAAAAAATGGCTGAATGGACACCTGAAGAAAAGAATAACCTCATCTCAAATTATGGATGTGAACTTTTGGTTGAAAACGCAACTCTTGAACAGATTAAAGATACTAGTTTTCCGTCAGATGCTTATCAGGTAGTTTATAAAGTCAATGGTCAGACCTATACTGATCTTTGTAGAGGAACGAGAGTAAAGATATTTGATCTTTATTATGATAAGTTTGGTCCAGGAGCACTTATCAAAATTGATTGGGGTTATGGTCGAACAAATCCTAAACTGTGGGGATACAAACAGCCAGAAAAGAAGAAAAGAAAATGAGCCAAGGATTTGATAAACTGGAGTTTGACCTTCCAGTCAATATTGATGAAGTAAAAAAACTTCTTAAAAAATATAAAAAACTAAAGAAGTATGCAAAGTCAAATATCTTTCAAATTAAAACGATAGATAAGACAGAGACGGTTATAAGTTCACTCATAAAGGAAGCGGAGGAAAATCCTATTGAATAATGGGCAAACATTATTTACTTAATTTATATGGATGCTCGTTTGTTCTTTTAGATGATGAGCGTTGTCTCATAGACTTGCTGGAAAATGCAGCATCTGCAAGTGGTGCAACTGTAGTTCAGACTATTTCAAAAAAGTTTGAACCCCAAGGTGTGACTGTGTTGTGTTTGTTATCTGAAAGTCATATTAGTATTCATACTTGGCCAGAAGAAGGTAAAGCTGCAGTAGACGTTTATACTTGTGGAGATTGCAATCCAAAGATTGGTTGCGACATTATCATTCAACAACTTTATGCAGAGAATCATACGTTAAGTTATATTGAGCGTTGATCAAATTGTATCAGGTAATACACACAAAACTTGCTATATAAGTTGAATAGAGGTATAATAATCCTCTAACGTTCATCCTATGACTAAAGCACTTTTGCTTTTAGCATGGGTTCCACTTCTTTCTATTTCTACGCCTCAACTTGCTAAATCAAATCAAGTGATGATAAGTTGTGACGCAGCGTGGGAACTAATGGACATCGTTAAAAACGACGATGTAGTAGACCAAAGAAAAGAAGACCGATTGCTATCAGAACTCCGAAAGGATGTTGTGAAACTTAAGTGCTAAAACTGAATAGGACGGAAGTAAGCCGACGCGGAACGGATCGTTCATTCGCTATTTGCAAATAGCGAACGCAAACGCCGACTGAAGGAACGCTCTTTAGCCTCAAAATTAAGGAGAAAACCTAATGTCTAAAGTCGTATACCGTGGTGTTGAATACGATACTCAAAAACGTATTGAATACCAACAACAGATGATGCAACAACCCCAACAATACAACGAAACCTATCGTGGTGTTAAGTTTGTAAAGGAGGGACACAAATGAAGAAACTTAACTTCCTACAACTTATCAAAGAACAAAAACAAAAAGAAGAGCGTCGTCACCAAGCACAATTAGCACAACTAGTTGG